GCGCAAACCGCCTTGAAAATTTATATGAAGGTTTGGCTATGTCCTTACCTAAGCCGGAAACGTTATACGGGCGTCCAGAAGAAAATCAAACAGCGTTTAATGATCTTTACGGTTCTGATGTAGAGCAAGCTCCTGCAAAATCCGTTGAACTAGTTAATAATGCCACAGACGGAAATCCTTGGCAGTATATATATTTTAATCAACAGTCAACACGTGTTGACGTAGCATTTACCTTTCCAGTAGGTATGCGAACTATTAATAAAAAAGACGGTAAAGTTACTCCAGCTACTGCTGGAGTTCAAATTCAGCTTGGTAAATATAATGGCACTACTTGGGATTTCGAAGATACTCCTGCATATTCTTTAGGTGCTTATAATTCTAATCAACTTAATTCAAACGCATATACAACAACACTTACTAGACCAGGTACAGTAAATCGATATAACTCTACTAGTGGTAATTACGAAGATATTAGTTTATACCAACACATAGTTTTTGCAATGCTTCCTGGCGGAGGCGTACAACGTTATAACGGTGCTGCAACAGACGTTTTAAACGGCCCTCCTAGTGCTACAATGATAGCAGAATATAAATCAGGAAGTTATGCAAGTCTTATAGGAGACGGCGGTACATATACCCATTTACCCCAGATACCTCCTAATGCATTAAAGCTTTATACAGTAGTTATGACTAACACAGGCATAATCACGCCTGTTACGTCACATTTAAGTAGTTATGTTGGTTATAACGGATTAGAATTAACACCTACACCTATAACAGAAACTGTTCAAGTTGGCGGTGGCGACAGCGTTACGGATCAAGTAAACGTAATTGGTACTAAAATTGCTATTCAAGCAGGTAAAGTCTGGAACGATACTACTCTTCCTGGACAAGTAACTGCTTCAGCAGCTACTCCAGTAGAAATATTTAATTCTACACAATACACGGGTGTAAATAGCACTTTTGCTAAATATGGCGGTTGGAGCAGTTTTTTACAACTTTATGGCATACGTCCCACAAATCATGTTGGTAACTCCTTAGATGTTTTAAATATAACTAAAACAGTTAACTTCCCTTATACAGGGTACTATGACATTGAAGCTGCTGCAGACGATACTGGCGGCGTTTACATTGACGATAAACTAATAGTAACTATGCCTATGAATAGTTGGGGCGACACTGTTACAAGTAATGTATACCTTCAAGCTGGCAACCATACTGTTAAATTAGTTGGCGGTAACGAAGGCGGTCGTGACATGGCTACCGCAGTTAGAATAACTTTTACCAAGTCTGGTTTAAATACTATAGCTACAACACATACAGAAATAGTATTTGGAACTTCTGGAGTATCTAAATCTCGAAAAGATGCTTTTGGACACACACAGTATTTTACTCAATTACCTAAAGCACGATATGCTGTTAGATGCCGACGCACAGACGACGATACAGCCGAAGAAGGTGATTTTCAAAGGTATTCTAAAGTAATATTTTTTACAGCGGCTTGCTTTGACAATACAAGACCTGCGGTTAATCCACCAGGAACTTATCTTGCTAAAACTGCTATTCGTGTGCAGAGTACAAATAAAGTTAACGGCTCAGTAGATGGAATAAATGCTTTAGTTCAAAGTATTTGTTTAGACTGGGATAAGGCTACACAAAAATGGCTAAGCAGACCTACCAATAATCCTGCAAGTTTATTTGCCTATGTTTTAATGCACCCAGCTAATGCGTATAAGATAAGCGCATCAGAAATGGCTACTAAAATAGATTTAGCTACTTTGCAAACTTGGCACGAGTTCTGTGCAGGAAATAATCCTTCTAACGCTTCATTAACTTATAATAACATTATTACTAATAGTATGAGTGTTATGGATATGTTGCGAGATATTTGTGCAGCAGGCTTAGGAAGTCCAATATTTTTAGATGGTAAATGGTCTGTTGTAATTGACAAGCCTAGAAGTTATACTACTCAATATTTTACTCCACACAATAGCTGGGGTTTTGAGTCTACAAAGTTATTACCAAGACTGCCACATGCTTTCCGAGTAACTATTGTAGATGAAGGACAAGCTTATCAGCCTACTGAGCATATTATTTATAATTATGGATATAATCAAGATGGTGCTGGTGGTAAAACAATAGCAACACTATTTGAAAGTATAACTTTACCTGGCGTAACCAATGCTAACCAAGCACGCTTCTTGGCTAGATGGCACCATGCGCAATTAAAACTACGACCTGAAACTTATACACTAAATACTGACTTTGAGTACTTAGTATGTAATCGAGGAGACGTAGTTAAAGTAAGTCATGATGTTCCGCTATGGGGTGTTGCTTCAGGCAGGATAAAAGCTATCGTTAATAGCACTACATTAGAGCTAACGGAACCTGTTAACTTAACTCATGGAAAAACCTACAGAATATTAGTTCGAGTAAACGATAAGACTAAGCCTAACGGCACTACTAAAACAATAGATTTAGCAGCTACTAGTCCTACGTTAACTGCTGGTAACACAGTAACAGTTAGTACTATTAAATTAGGTTCGTCCGCACCTATTGTTGCAGGCGATAGTTTAGAGGCAGACAACTTATTTATGTTAGGCGAAATCGGGTATGAAACTCAAGAATTAGTAGTTCTAAATATAGAGCCAACAAGCTCAACAGGAGCAAAGTTAACTTTAGTTGATTACGCACCTAGTATTTATACTGCTGATCTATCACAATTATTAACATACGATCCCAACACTACTTTAGCTAACAATGACATTGTTAAAAACAGTATTACTCAATCACCAATAATTGCTCAAGTAACTAGCGACAGTGTATTAAGTGAAGCTATTTCTGGTGGAACTTATCAAAACGTTGTAATTGTTAGTTTTTCAAATCCTGCGGATTTAACTCTTCAAGCAGAACAAATTGAATCACAAATTATTCCAGGAAACAGTGATTTTGGAAGCGATAGTTTAACACAGCTCTACCGTGTTGATAAATCTGTTAGCAGCTTAACTGTTAATGGATTAACTACAGGCGGCGTCTATAAGATACGTGCAAGATACAGTAATAAATCAGGAACTGTTGTAGGACCCTGGTCTGATATTTTCTATTTTACAAATGGTGGAAAGACACTTACTGGTTCCGTAGCACCACTGCTAACTCTAGACTTAGATAAAACCGATATTGTTGTAACACCAGATCCTGCTTTAAAAACACCTGATTTTGATACTTATGAGTACAGGTTGTATAAAGATACGGGTGTAGAAGACTTCTGGGAATTAGTTCCAAATCCAGCAACAAATAATATTACAGTTAAGCAAGAAAAAGGCGTAGCTAGGTTTGATCTTCGTAAACAACCAAGACCTAGGCTTTCGGAAGCTGGAGTTACTTATCGAGTAGCTTGCAGAGCAAAAGATAGACAAGGTAATTACAGTACTACAAGTACTCTAGGAACAATAGTTGTTAAAACTATTACTTAAAGGATAAGCATGGCGGCATTTTTATACCCAGGCGTAAAATCATTACAGCTAGTATTAGACAGACCCTATGATACTATTAGAACTACAGATGTCAGGGATGACCTAGCAGCTGTAAAAGTTTGGTACTCATTAACTACTCCGTTCAATCCTAATAATGGAGAAGGCACACTTGTGCCTTCTGGCAATAGCTTAAACGTAACTATTCCTAACTTAACTCCGAATACTCGGTATTATGTAAAGTATGCTTTTGTTAGTGCTATTGACGAAGATGAAGTAGATCCAGCAGGTCCCACAGGCCCTGGATCTTATACTGTTTCTGCGCAACTAACAGCAGTAGTATTGGAAGAAAACATAAGTGTTTATGGATACTTAACAAACGATCCTCTACCTATTGTTACTGCAACTGACGGTACAGGCGGGGATTTTACTAATGCTGTTGGTCTTTTCAAAGTTTTTAACTTAAGCACAGAAGTAACAGGAGCTGGACCAGTATACTCTATTAAAGCAGGAAGTGTTGATAGTATTGTTGGAGCAACTATAAATGCCGCAACAGGTGTATATAGTTGTACTGGTTTAACAGAAGACGGCGGTAATGTTACTTTTATAGCTGTATATAATGGTGTTACTATTGAACAAGTGTGGAACGTTTACCGTGCATTAGCAGGCGAGACAGCACCCCTAATTCAACTCAGTACGCCCAACAAAGAATTTATTTACAAAGATCAATTTGCCACAACTTCTCAAACTCCTTCAACAACTGTAACAGCAAGACTAGTTAACTTAACTGGTATACCTACATTTACAGTTCAAGCTTTTACTCGTGATAATACTACTACACCTATTGGAAATATTGGATTTACTCAAGGCACCGGCGTAAATTCAAATAAAATAACAATTACACGCGCACAGTTTGATTTGTTAGGAATAACAGTTGGTACTGCAGTAGTTACTGCTACACTTGGTGACGTAAACGATGTTATAACTCTTTATCGTATTAATGACGGCACAGAACAAATCACAGTTTATCTATCAAACGAATCTCATGGAATACCTGCCTATACAGATGGAACAACTACTCCAAGTAGTTATGTGGGTAGCGGTACTACTATTCAAGTCAAAGAAGGTAACACATATTTACCAGTAGACAATAGTGATCCATATGCAAACGGTACCTGGACTGTAAGCACTATTACTTCAAATGGAATTGTATGCGATACAACTCCGTCAGTTGGTGGTAATTATATTGATTATGATCGTCACGCATCTATGGACAATGCTTTAGATGTTGCTACTATTGATTATACGATTACTGGCAAAACAACTAGCGGTGTGGCTTTTAGTATTGTAAAACGACAAAGTTTTACAAAATCAAAAGAAGGTGTTGCAGGAGCCACAGCACGTTCTGTTAATTTAACTGCTGCTAGACAAGCTTTTATAACTGAAAAAAATTCCACTGTAGTAGCGCCAGAAACAATTACCCTAACAGCTACTCAAAGTAATTTTGTTAGCCCAACATATACTTGGTTAGTTGATAATGCTGTTCCAGGAGTAGAGATTGGAACAGCTAGTGGCAATACTTTTGTACTAAAGAAATTTAATCCCCTTGGTGTAAAAGTAGTAAAAGTAACAGTCTCCGAAGGCACTTTTAGCGTATTTGATACATTTTCTGTATACAGCTTTCGTGAAGGTGACGACGCTTTTATAGTTGGTTTAAAGAATGAAAACCAAAACATTAGTTGTGATAGTGCTGGAGATGTACTTCCAGGGCAGTTTCCTTTTACAACTCAAATGTATGCAGTACTAGGTGGAAGGTTTTTAACTAGCACTACAGTACCTACACCTACATTTGCAG